AGAGTGCAGGGCGGGAGTCGAACCCGCCTGTCACCATGCTGCACTGTAGAGCTAGATATTTCCTTCGCTCGTCCTTGACAAACTAGTCTTAGTTTGTCCCGAGCCACCAGTGAAGGTGGCTCGTTCTTGAGAAGCAAGCTTCTTGCGCTTGGTACCAGCGCCACCAGCGAAGACCTCTTCTACGAGGTCTTGCTGAGTTACATCAGCTCCACCGTAGATAGATGAGAGCTTGTCAGTGGTGCCTTGTTCGGCACCGATGAAGTTCACGCCAGATTGAATGTCGGCAAGGCTAGCGCCTTGCGAACCAATCAGTTCGGCATTGCCCTGAGTCAAAGAATAACCAGACTGCCCAGCGACAGCAGCAGCTTCTGCTGCCTTGATGCGCTGATCAATCAGCGGTTGCGCACGCTTCGGGTCCAAGGCGAAGGCGATCATATCGCCTTCGTTGTACCACTGTTTGAAGTAATCCTTAGTGCTGGCCGGAGCTTTGTTCAACGCTTCCGACACGGTGTCGACTCGGGACTTGACTTCAGTAGGGGAAACATCGGCTGCGAGAAAGTTCTCGAAGTCCGATGTCTGATCGTAAAAGCCGATGGGCAAGCCAGCGGCTGACATAACTTGTCGATACGATCTCTCGGTGGCTATGTACTCAGCGGGACTGAGTACACTTAAGCCAGCCTTGGCGCGCTTCTCGTTGGCGGCGAAGCGCTGTTTGTATTCGGCGGTCTGTTGCAGTTGGATGGCGATCGTATCAGACGAGAAGCCATCCTGGATCATCTTGATGATCTGCGGCGCCAGAGACTCCAGACCGTACTGCTTAAACAGTTCGGTCAAAGCTACAGCAGCGTCACGATCAGCGCCCACAAGGGCGCCATACGGATCGCTGGGATCGGGTGTGGTGGCCACTGGCTTCGGAGTGACCTTGAGTGGAGGAGTCTTGTCCATGCCACCAGGGGCTACAGCGTAGCCACCAGGAGTACCTACGGGACGAGAACTAACCGCACCTGGGGGGAAGGTAGCCATCAGAGTTTACACACCTTGGAACCCAAAATCAGATAGAACTTTCTTTGCGACGGCCTGGGAACTATCCTGAGCGTTCTGAGTCTTCAGCCACGCTGGAGTCTTGCGCATGTCCTGCTCGAACTGCCACAAGCTTTTAGAGCCCGGACTGCCGTCAGTCTTCGTTCCGCTGATAGCGGAGCGGATGTCGTTATCGAACAAGTCGATGTCAGCAGGGTTCATCTCAAGAATCTTGGCCTTCGACTCGATGAACGGCGAGACGATGTCTTGGAGATCGATCCCGGAATCAAGCTCAGTCGCGAAGCCCGGAGCGAGCGACTTCGCCATTGAGCGCACCTGGCGTTCGTAAAAGTCAGCCGTCTGATTGCCCGAGGCAATCTGTCTTGCCCAACTCTGTTCCGTTGCCTTGGAGATCTTAATCCCATTACGATACGCTGTCTGTCGCACCGTCTCGATGTCATTACCCGCCTGGCCGCGATAGACACCGTTGGTCGCACGTACATACTGAGATAGCGTGTCGCGGATCTGCGCGTCATTCCAACCGAACTTCATCGCGTTCTGAGTGATCCGAGTAATCATCGGACCAGAGATGGTAGCACCAAGCTGAGCAGCAGCATCCTTGATCTGCGCTCCAAGAGCGCCACGCTTCGCCTTGAACGAAGCAGGATCAGACGTGCGAAGCAGTTCGTACTGGCGAGCAGCCTCGCCATTCTTCTTGTACCACGAGATGCTCTTGAGTTGGGCAACGAACTTGTCGGGAGACCAGCTGCCGTCAACGGCCTTGTTGAACAAGTTCCACAAGGACTTGTCTGACTTCAGGAAGGCTAGCGCAAACCCGTAGTTGGCCGCCATGTCAGCATTGCTAAGATCCGGCATCGCTATCCCTTCCCGTAGTTGATTTTGACGCCCCAGGCGCCTTCGTTGGAAGACACTTTGCGGATGCGACTTGGCTTACCTGTCCGGTAAAACTCCATGACCTGACCATTGCCAATGTACAAAGCGATGTGGTCAGCCCCGTTGTTCCTAGACGAGTTATCCCAGGCGACTAGGTCTCCTGCTTGGAGTTGGCCAAGGCCAACCCTCTTCCCCATCTGTGCTTGCTGAAAGCTGACGCGAGGAGCCTGGACGCCGAACTTTCCGAGGACGTACTGGATAAAACCAGAGCAGTCGAACGAGGTGGAAGGGTTGCTTCCACCCCACTTGTACTGCATGCCCAGGAACTGCTTCGCGTAAGCCGCAACGTCCTGTCGGCCACCGCTGGTACCGACGTCACCTTTTGTAGAGGTAGCCGTCTCGCCTGCTTTACCAACCATCTGGTTCAGCATATCGGCGAACCCAAACGGAGCCGAACCACCATTCATGGTGGCAGCGCGGAAGTTATCCGCGCTTGCCATAGGAAGAACATTATCAATGTCCGGTGCTTCCATGCCGGTAGCGCCAACCTCATCAGAAAGGTCTGTATCTACGCCTAGTGGCTGGGGGAGTGCTAGACCAGCGGTCATAATCACACTCCCAATGCTTGCCATGGCACGAAGCCATGGCCCGGGTCTTCGTATTCGCTCACCCTGGCGCGCCGATCGCAGATTGCAAAGCGTTAAAATAGACGGTCGCGGCTTGGTATGCGCCCCACTCCGGGTCACCTTTAACCTTATCCTCAAGCATAGACGTCGGGTTGAACCCAGCGGTGCTCTTAGAACTGGAAGTGGTGTTGCCCGTTACCGGGTCGGTGGTGCTAGTGCTCGTGGTACCGCCTGGGTTGGCTCTCATCTTTGAGAGCATCATGCTGGTATAACGATCCATCTCGCCGGACTCAGGGTCACGGCCAAGCTGTTCTCTGAACAGCGTCTTGATAGCAGCCTCGGCATCAGATCTATCAGGGATAGCGTTGACGCTAGTACTGGTAGACGTCCGAGGTTGCAAGGCTTTGTCTCTCGCCGCCTTGGTGGCGTCGAAGGCACCTTGCTGCTCAAGTAGATCGATGACACCCCAAGGCGTCATGGTGGCTCTGCCACCAGCGTTGAACCCAGATGCCTGTTCGACCGCGTAGTTCCACGCCTTGAGGATGCCATCAAAATCATGAGCATTGTCAACGAGGCCAGCACCGTAAAGGCGCTTGCCCCACTGATTGCGTTCTTCGTCAGACCAGGAGTAGATGTCCATCTTCGCCTGGCTGACCGGTAGCAGTCGGTCTTGAGATTCGAACGTCGACCCTACATACCGACCAGTGTTACCAAGGTAGACGGTAGGCTCCGACGAGGAGCCAGATCCAGCACCCTGGAACTTAGCCATAGCAGCCTTCCCCTCAGGGGAAGCCGCATACTCGGCGATGGTTTGAGCCACTAGCCCTCACCGCCGAGATCGGCGGTGGAGCGACTCGTGATGAATCTACGATTCGTCACTATAGCACCTGCCCTAAGTCGTCGGACTCAAAGGACCGATTGAAGATCTGCTCGAAGGCAGGCGAGCTTCTGCGAAGCCCTGTAGTGTACGACTCCCACAGGTCCGCAAGATCCTTGTTGGATCCAGCGGACAGAGTAGACGCTGGACGAGAAGCAAGGGTTTCCTGCATCTGGACGCGAGCGTCAAGGAAGTTCTTGAAGATCACCTGATCGGATCGCCTAGCGAACTCAGGAGACTTAGCCCACTTGTCACGCGCGACCTTAGCCAGCAGCTCACGCCGCTGTTCAGCCTTACCTGGCCCGAAGGCCAGGGCAAACGGTTCGTTCTGGGACTTGATGTAGTCAGTGTAAATCGACTTCAAAGCAGCGAGATCCTCAGCGCCTGCTTGTTGCACGTTGCTGAGACCACGCTTCTCCAGTTCAAGATCAACCCAAGTCGCGGCCTTGTTGTACTCGATCCAACCCTTCTGTTCCTCGACTGCTTTGATAGCGTCGGAAGGATTCCGGGTAGAACGGTAGTTCTTGCCTTGGCCAGCAATGGTAGATCGCTGGAACGTGTTGACGTCTGGGTTGAACTCACCAGTTAGGTTATCGTCACCAGCGAAGAACCATCCCAGTTCAGGATGCTTGCTGATGTCAGCCTTGTACTTCTGTGCTGCGTTAAACGCAGCATTGGTTGCCGTTAGTCCCGTCTCATTGACCGAGAGCGTAGCCGACATTTCGAAGTAGCCAGGGAAATCATCGTAGAAGTCTTCCTGCCAATGACCCTTGCGATCCGGGTCAGCAGCATACTGGTGAGCCTTGTCGATATAGAACTGATCCTTAGGAACAGGCTGAATCGACACGGGAGACGCATTATTCAATGCGGCTCGAAGCAGGAACCACTGCTTAGTCTTGCCACCGATCTCTGAATCGGTGGGTTCTGTCTTGCGCTCACCACGCAGGTAAGCGCCACGCTCCTGGTTATACAGGATAACGTACTGCTGGTTGAAGTCCTTGGTCGTCCCGAAGGGACCGACACCAGAATCCACGACCTGCTTCACCCACGAGGGGAGAACCTGATAGGGGATCGGATCGTCTGTCACGCCGAACGGCAGCAAGTACTTCAGTACCGGATTTTCGGCTTCCGTCACGAAGTGACGGCGCACCAGTTCGTTAGCTGGGATCTGCACCAGGGGACCCATGCCAGGCAGCCACGGAGGGTTGCCCTGGAAGAGGATGTTCAAGTTATCCTTGCGGATCTTGAACATGCCAGAGTCTTTGCCCTTGTCATCCCTGTTGCCAGGGATGATCCGTTCGAGACCCTTGATCTTCGGGATGACGATGTACTCACCACGACCGTTAGAAGCCTTCTCGCCAGCCTTCAAGGTGTTACCCTCAGAGTCCTGAACAATCGCCAGATTGTTCGGCGACTGCCAAACCTTGGCGAGAGTAGGAGCCAGAGCCGGGTCGTTAGACATCAGCTTCGACCACTTCTTCATGGTGTCTTCCCAGGCGCTGAAGAACGGCGAGATGAAGCGCATCGCGTGCGCTAAGTTGCTGGTGTGAGTAGCGTCGAACAGGACGTCGGCTACTTCCTTACGAGCTGCAACGTCAGCAGACTTGCGGATAGCGTCAGCACCAACAAGGTCAACACCTTCGTCGCCTAGACGGGCGACGCTTTCCTTGACGTAACGCTGGAAGGCGTCTACGTAGATCGGAGATCTACCCATGATAGTTTCAGGAGCATCAGCGGACCAGGAGTACCAACCATGACGGAAGTCTTCCCAACGCTCAGCCCAAGAGTTGCGATGCAGCGGCGAGAAAGACTCGCCGTGAACATCCATTGGCTCGGGCTTGCCAGAAGGACCAACTTCGCCCGTCTTGCGCTTGCGAAGGGCTTCCTTCGCGTCGGCTTCGTCCAGCTCTTTCCGGCTTTTAGCCATCTCATGCTGAGACTTAAGCGTCAACCGCTCCTCTTGAAGAGTAGCAATCTCCGCCTTATGGGCTGCGTTCATGTCCTTTGGGTTACCAAGCGCACGAAGCTGCGCACGGATGTCCCTGCGCTCCTGAGAGCGCGGCTTAGCCGCCTGCCAATCGGCTTGGAGCTTAGTTCGCTGGGCTTTCAGCTCAGCACGAGCAGCCTTGTTCTCTTCTTTGAGACCGCGAGCCGTTACAGCGTTGGTCTTCAGAAGATCGGCGTAGTCTTCCTTGGCGCGCTGTGCTTCCTTGGCGGAAGCCTTAGAGGCTTCGCCAGATGCTTCGCGCGCGGCACGCGCTTCATGGTCGAACAGGCCATGCATGGCCTTCGGGTTCTCGATGCTGTCTCGCAGTTCCTGCGTGGGCAGGAGATGATCGTTGTGCTGGATCACCCGAGCCAGCCACTCCTCGATGGAGTCGCTGGTCTTCTTGAAGTTGTTCCACTCTTTCCGCATAGCAGGATCAGCGAGGACGATCTTCTTGAGCTCGTCGACATCACCGACGTCCAGGGCCTTACGAGCCGTAGGACTCGTGCGGATCTGGTCAACAGCACGAGTAAAAGCAGGGAACCATTCAGGATCGGTGGCCTTGGTCTTGCCCCAGGAGCCATCCTGGCGCGATGCGCGCAGTGCAGCAGCGGAGATGTCATTGCCTAAGTCGGCAGCAGCACCATTGGTGCTGATGAAGCTAGCAGCGATCTTCTGAACGTCTTCGTCGTTCAGGGCTGGGTTCGTGTGAACCTTGTTCACACCACCGACAAGCTCACCTTTGGAAAGCTGAGCTTTCAGCGAAGTGTTGTAGTCGCCCTGCTTGAAAACGTTCTTGATCGAGTACTGGCCTTCGGCATCGGACAGGATGTGACGGCCCATGGCCGTCGCCTTCCCATCCATGAACCACTTCAGCATACCGATGTGGGCCATAACACGGAGCTGCGTATCGACCTGAATACGAGCTGGATAGGCGAGGCGCATAAGCGCCGCGTCCTTCCACGCGCGAGTCACCATCGTACCGTAGTTGTCTAGTGTATCACGCGTAGCACTGCTTAGGTTTGATACACCACGCGCCAACCCTTCGTTGGCGGTGTTTTCAGTCCAGCGCTCAAGGAACCTTCGGTTCATCCCACGCTTAAGGAACTGCTCAACTGCACGAGGGTCAGTGACATTGTGCGTATCAGCGAGGTGAGTAGCCAGGAAGGCTTTCTCGTACACGTGCTTGACCCCATCCTCGGGGTCAATGAAATGAACGACCTTGTCAGTGTCAGCAGCAGAATACAGCTTGTTGTTCAGCGCATCATTGTACGCGCCTCGACGAGCCTTGGCCTGGTCGAGGAACTTCTTGGCTGCATCATCGGAGATGCCGTACTTGGTAGCCGCATCTGAGAAGATGCGAGCCTCAACCTTGTCAACAACCTCACGTCGGGCAGCCTCAGTAGGAGCCTTGACGAACTCGTCCATCAGCGCACGCCTGTCAGCAGCAGGCGTGTTCTTCATCTGGCCTACAACGCTAGACAGATCATCGAAACCGCGACTGACATCCTTCAGGTTGATAGCCCCAGGAACACGCGTAGACGCACTGCCAACCACCATGCGAACCGGAGTACCACCAAGAGCATTCGGCAGCCAAGACTCTTTGAGTTTGTCTGCGAAAACTCCTGTGATCTTCTCGTTCTTTCCAGCAGCGGACAACTTCTCCAGAGGACCGGCAGCGATCTTTGATGTACTACCGAACGCGCTAGGCGCGGTCTCTCCACCGATCAAACGGTTCAGATGAGCAAGCTCTACTTCCTGTTCGGCGGTAAGCTTCATCACCTGATCGACATCGTCGGCGTTCCAGGCAGCGATCATCTTCGCACCGAAGTCGGTGTTGCTGTATTGCTGGTATGAAGCAGTAGTCATCGGCGGCTCGCCGAGACGGCGAATCTGATCGGCTACCTCGGCACTGCGATCCTTAACCGCTTGGATGCTCTTGGAATCACCGAGCAGAGATCCGATAATATCCACCTTCGCCTGACGGCGAACGACAGCATCATCGGCGAACTCACGGTTCGCTGATTCCATTAGGCTAGCAATGGCGCCTTCGGCGCCACGAGTCTCACCAAACTCTGGGAGTAATGCGATCTCAGACGCCGACAGACCATCGGTCTTGTCGGCAAGTGCAGCAATCTTACCACCCTTGGAGATCTCAGCCGCAGAGCGGCCAGCAGTCTCACCAGTGCCAGCAACAGCCAGTGCGCCTGCCCGAACGGCAGGTGTTACACTGCGGGAAGCAATCTGGGCCGCCCTAGCACCCTTACCAGCTATGAACAAAGGATCGACCGTAAGGTCGAGAACAACGTCTACAGCACCGGAAGACAAGCGTCCAGCCCATGTGCCAGTGTAGAAGTCATGCGCTTCTTGACGCTGCTTCGCAGTATACCCACCTGGAAGGTTCGGATCAAACTTCGCAGCGTCGAAACCCTGCTCATCACCGATACCAAAGGTATCCTTGAAGCTAGACACTCCAAGCTGTCCAATGGACAGGTCCTCTGATGTCTTCCACGCCTGAGACCAGGCGTCAGGATCGAACAGGCCGACAGAATCGGCACGGTCATTCATCAAAGCACCAGTGCTCAAGCCTCGCTTGACCTTGTCAAGCGGCCAGACGAGAGCGTTAGCGGTGTCCATCAAGCCTCGACCGATTGGCTTCGCAACGAAGCCAATCGCATCACCAAACGGAGTGTTCGCAGCAGCGGTGTAAGCACCGCCGATGTTGCTGAACTCTTCGCCCAGGGTCTTACCGATGTTGTCGTTCTCGTTGGTCAGTTGGTCCCAGGCATCGCCGAGCTTGTTGATCCAGCTCATTGATGCTCCTTAGAGTGAGGCTATGATATTGCGAACCCAGGTCCTCATAGACGGAGGGGTGTCATCTCGTTCAGCCATCTGGATGAACGTCGGAAGGTACTTCTTCAGATAGGTAGCGTCAGCCTTGTCAGGCGAGATCGCCTGACCCAGGGCTTCCATCCCCGGGCCAGCACCCATCGACGCGCCTGAGGTGACAGGAACATCTGGTTCTTGCGAAGGGGCACCCATCCCTGTGAATCCACTGGGAAGCATTGGTGCACCAGTGCTGGAACCCGCACTCGGTGCACTCGCCTGCGCCAAGGATGCGCCACCTTGTATATCCTGGAATGCTGCATTCTCCCCGTATTGAGCGTTAGGAAGCTGCATTGATGGTTGACCATCGGTTCTTTTTGAATGCGCCCCTGGACCAGAAACTGGGGCAGGATTGGTAGGGCGGCGGTAGCCGCCGTGTCCATCAGCCACGATCGACCTCCAAGTAGTCGGCCATCGCTCTAAGGATTGCCGGGTTATCCCTGGCCGTTCCCAGGGTCACGTTGCATAAATGACACAAGAGACCCCTGATGCACTGGCCACATGTGCGCTGCCCAGGGCAGCAGTCGTGGTCATGGTCTACATGCCAAGAGCCACGACCCCCGGGTTCGGACGCTGGGCATATAGCGCAGCGTCCTCCCTGTCCATCAATCATAGCTTGGTACGCTTCTGGCGTCAAACCATAGAAGAACTTCTTGTTGCGAAGGCGCATCTCTTCAGCATACGCTGGGTCTTCTCTGTATTGCTTACGACGTCTGTCGTTAAGCGCCTTGTTCTCAGCCTTCTGTTGAGGACTAGTACGGCGACAGAGGTTACACTTATACTTACCCCTGGCGGCTGGAGCGCCGCACTTGCACAGCCTATTGTCCGGCAACTGGATTCATTCTTGAGACGCCAGCGCTAAGCTGGGGTTGACCAGATGAACTCATTCCACTGAACATCTGTTGCAGGTCGGGCCTGCCGTTAGGCCCTTCTGTTGCCAGGTTGGACGTCAGATCACCAGGAAGCCCACTGGAAGAAAACCCAGAGGGGGCACCACCTGGTGCGGACTCAGAACCAGGCATCCCAGGAGTCGACGCACCAGGCGGCGGCTTGGGAGGTTCTAGCGCTTCGGTCGCAGCCTGTTCAACGGTCTTACCCTTTTGAAGCAGTGTGATGAATCGCGCTTGCTGCGCGATAATAGGCATCGGATCCTGCCCACCAGCCGCAAGCTGGGGGATTGATTGGGCCAACGCCGACATAGCCATGATTAGTCCCGCCCGGGACTGCTCAATGACGATCTTGGTCTCTTCTTCAGCGGCATTCAGATCAACGGGAAGAGCTCGACGGACGTAATCCTTGGATACGAGTCCGGCTCCGTCCGCCTGTAGCAGAAAGACAAGGGCTCGATTGGGGTCCAACCCGGCAGCGAAACCATAGCTGATGTCAACAGAGTGATCTTCGTCGATGTCTTTGCGGGGCTTGTACTTGATGGCGTAAGGGACGCCAGCGTCGTTACCACGGATCTCCTTCTCGACGTCACCAAAGATCTTCTCGTCCATCTCGAAAGCCATCTGCAAGAGATGCTTGTACCAGGACTTGAAGACCGACTGAGCTACACCAATCTGGGTATTGAACCCAGCGGCCAGCTCTTGCAGGCCGCGACCGGTGATAACGGAAGCATCGGTCTGACCAGACCGAGCTTCACTAGACATAGAGCCTAGCTGCTGCTCCTGCTTGAGCTGCTCAACTGCACTAAACGCTTGTGGCGGCATGTCAAGACGCGCACGTCCGACAGAGGCAGCACCGGCGTTGGTATGGATGATGCCGTCTGGACCCAGTGCCATGTCGTCCACGTCCATCGGGACGACCAGAGGGGCTCGTACAGCCTTGTCGACACCTTCCATGAGGAGCATCTGAATGCGATGCCTGGCCAACTGCACCCATACAACGTCGTCGTAGGCTCCACGAGTGGTCTCCTCGAAGTTGGGGCGCTTGGCGACGTGGTAGTAACACTTACCCATCGGGTTGGGCATGTCCTCAAGGACCATGTCGCCCAGTCTAGGCAAGTACACTACGCAACGCGTGTCAGAAACGTACTTGACGACCTCAACCTTGTCGTTGATGATACTCATCGGATGCTTCTTGAGCATCCCATGCAGTTGAGGGTAGTCGGCGCACAGGGTAAAGTAGTCTTGGTAGAAGACCCGAACGAACTCTACGGTTCGTCCCTTCTTGTTCCACACGGCGTAAGCGCCGATGGAAGACTCAACGGAGATACGAGGAGCCTTGTCTTCGAAGTCGGGTTCGACACACCCGACGAGAAGGCCGAATGAATTGTAGTGATCAGCCCCACGATCGACCATGGCGAGCTCAAGCTCGCTGGACTCAACATAAGACCTGGCGATCTTCGTTCGCTTGTCGGCGAACGCCTTCGCACGGTCGCTCAGCATCGAAGCTGCTGAGCAGTTGAACGACGGCAGCGGAGCAATCATGGCAGCCATATCCCTGGCTGCGGTGTCAATCATGTTAGCGACGATAGGTCGCTGGAACTCGTCCGAGAACAAGTCTGGTGCAAGAGCCTGGAAGTCTCCACGCCGGACAGCCTGGACCTCTGCAACGCGAGCATCTCGAAAGGAGTCTCGCGCCCGCAGGGCTGCTACCCTGTGAGGGATAGGCCCCAGGTCTGTGGCCTGGTACATTAATAGCTCCCATCAGGGGAGCTATTGCGGATGCACGAACTCTGTTCGTTCATCTTTAACTCCCGGTCGCCTGTAGGCGGTAAGCCTCCATCGGCACGACGGTCCGCTTAGCGCGGTCTCCACGGCTGAGGTAAGGGTTCTCAACGAAATGAGAGCGCTTCTGGCGCCCTATCCCGAGAATGTTACGAGCTCGCAGTTCAGCGAACCACAGGGCCATAGGCCCGTCTTGTTTGAGCTGCTTTCCGAGCTTGCCTGGCTCCCAGGTAGTTAGTTGCTCTATCAGAGACTTAACGCCTTCTGACATCACAGGATCTGGAAGCTCGATGATGTTGTTCTTGTCATGATCGTAGATCCCAGCGATGTTACCATCGCGTTGGGTCAGCATACCGAACAAGCTAGCCATGCTGGCCACACCGAAGTCAGGATCCTGCTTGTTCCTAGAGGTGTAGTGCGGTGTGATCTTCACACCACGAGCCTGACAGAACGACTGGATGTCCTCATCGTAGATGAGGAACAACTGGAAGGCATTCTGCTCAATGACCCACTCGTTGACATTGAACTCATCCGTGACCCACTTGATGTGGTCACGGATGTACTGCGGTGTAGGAGACGTCTTGACCCACGCTTGCATGAGCCTGCGGTTCACCGCACCGCTTTTCTCGTTCTTGTCAATGGCCATGACCAGAGAGAAGGTGTCCCCTGTCATAGCAGGGTCCATGCTCGCGATGACATACTGGCCTTCTAGGCCGTTACGAGGAGAACCGACAGCACCAGCCCTGAGAGGACCAGGTTTGCGACTGCGGTTGACAGAACCCAGGACGCACGTAGGATGGAAGATAGCATCTTCCGATACGTTCTCCTGCTGGTACACCAGCGACCAGATCCTAGGAGGCTTCTTGTCTCTCTCCCTGGCCATTCGAATACCAGGCCAAGCGGAGTAAGTGCCATCCTCCTCGGGGATCTGCCCCGAGTCGAGAGGCTTCGACGTGTACGGCCAAAGAGTAACCCAGTCCTTCGGATCCTCGGCGAACTCAAGGACGGCAGGCTGTCGAAGGTAGGACCACGGGGTGGTCCCGGACAGATAGCGGTCTCCATTGCGAAGCTCCGAATACATGTCCTTCGGCGCAAGCCGAGTACCAATGATCAGGATGATACCGTCTCGCAGACGGTTCTCAACCTCAGACTCAAGCCAGTTGATCTGCTGCTCGTACTGGTTCGCGTTAGAACCAACGATGCAGTCATCCATCAGGATAAGGTCAGAACGAGTTCCGTAAATATGAGAACCCATGCCCAATGCCTGGACCGTAGGGTCCTTCTGATCCGCGTCAATACCATTGACGTAGATCTTGTCGGCTCCCCAGGAGCCACCAGACTCACGAGTAGGCTTGAAGCCACCCTCGGGAGCGTACGCCAACTGAAGGTCGGCGTACTGGTGCGACGTCATGTAGAGCTTGATCTGGTACAAGAACTTGCGGGCAAGTTCGCGCGTCTTAGAGATGATGACGATACGGATGTTCGGGTTCATGCACACGCGGTACAGCACGTACTCAACAGTTATCGTCTGAGACTTCGCGTGGTACGGTGGGACATTGATGATGATCCGGTTAGGATCAGCAGGATCCCAGGACTCACCAGTGCGGGCCGTATACTCACGGCCCTCAATGATGTCGATCCACGCTTGCTGATGCGAGTAAGTGTCCTGCTCCAAGAACCGCTTCCTCCAGGAAGCGAAGTCCAGAGTAGCCACATCCTCATCAACGCCACGTAGGCGTTGAGACTTGCGGTTAGCCCGGATCTCATCCGCCTTACGGCGGAAGTCAGGATCAGAAGCACGCCAGTTCTCTACGGTCTTCAGGCTCGTCCGACCCGTGAGGTCGATCGCCTGCCTAGAGGTGAAGCCTCTGGCTACACCGTCGAGATAGCGGATCTTAGCATCACGGACGGAGAGCCCCTTGGGGCTCGCCATATCTTAGGTCTGGGTCCCGATGACGGTACCATCGGTAGCAGTCGTCGGAGCAGTAGTCTTCTTGAAGTAGAGCTTGTCCGACGTGCCGAACCACAGGTAATACGGCGTACCATCCTCAGCGTAAAGGATGAACGGCCGAGTGGTCACCGAGGCGTTGTAGTCAGAACCGAAGGGCTTGTCGCCCAGCGGGCCGGGCTGAGGAGTCTTGTAAGTGTTAGCAGCCATTGAAGCTATTCTCCCTAGAGAGTGACGTTGGAAACGCCACTCAATGGTGACGTTCTAGTCTGCGACTCGGATGTCACAGAATGTAAGTGGCGGATGTAGAGAACGTGAACGACGGAGTTGTTCCACCGATCGTCCATGCAAGCCGCCAGAACCTAGGCAGCGGGGAGTTGCACGACCCGGCTGCTACGGTAGGCAGACCCGGGTACACTTTGATGACGAAGTTAGCGTCAGTGTTGATCGACGCAGTCGCGGCGTTAGTCGCGTCCAGGTCGAAGAAGTTGGTTCCATCCAGGGAACCCTGAACCTTGACGACCAAGGTGGGCGTTGTCCCGGCGTGAGCCGTGACGGCGACCTGGATGAACGCTCCACGAGAGAACGTATTAACTGCTGTGGTACCGACACCAGACGCCGTCCGCGCTGCGGACGCGTCGACATCGACGGTGGAGTTTACGTACTCTGTCAAGGTCTTCTCCTATGAGATCGCAGCGGGACCGCTGAAGCGCGACACGTCGGATGACGTGTCGCTTATGACAAGACTTCGTCTTGTCGTTGCGATCTCTTAAACTACTTATAGCGTCAGGCCCTGAAGCCTGACGCACTACAAACGCTCGTCGCCTACCAAGGTAGCCGTCTCCTCGCAGATGACGAAGCCCTAGCGGAGTCATCAAGAGTGGATCTGCCTAGAGCAGATCCTCAACATGTCCGAGCGCAGCGTAAGCTGCGGAGCGAAGCGAGGACGTAGTAAGTAGGGACTGCCTTGAAGCAGTCCCTAGGGGATCGCTCTTGAGGAGCGATCCTCACTGTGAGGGTCGAGCGTTCGGGTCTCTCTAAAAGTGCGAGACCCTCACTTATAATGTTCTCGTTGTTTTTTACTGTGTACTATGTACGCAGTTTAATTGTTACCTCTCTGTTACATAGAACACTATCAAGGATGCAGGTCGAAACCTGCATCTGTGCTGGTCAGACCCACTTTCGGTCTGTCAGCACTAGGACAACCTCCCCCACTGGGAGAAAATATTCGTGGGGATAGTAGGTGGTGGGGGGATGCCGGGGTTAAGCATCCCCGGGTCAAGCCTACGCCCGCATCCTACACCATGATCACCATCCTGTCAAGGCTACTGGCCAGTATGTGACACGGATCACACTGGATGAGACAGATGACATGGGTGTCTCATGAAGACAGTCACTGACATCCCATCATGGGATGACCAATCATCCTACCTATTCTCGGTGTGACGAGGATCACATTGACACCGAGCGCCGAGGGTGGTACCCTCGCGCGCATGACGCGCGTCGCGACTCCTCTTATCTCGCGACGCATGACGGGGCATCCTAGTGGTTACCGCCTGGTACGTCTATCCCCCGAACGTACGATAAAAACCGCTTGACAGCCTGGCCGCGCCAGGCGTAGATTTCAGTTGTTCGGCCAGCGGGGCCGACAGGGACCAGAAGGGGTTGACAGTGAAGGTCTTCGAGGTTACGTTTTCCGATGGCACTACGGGTTGGTGGACCGGGGACACCCGGACCGAGGCATACCTCAAGTGCCAGGATGTCGCCACGCAGTACGGCTTGACCATCACCCGATTCGACTAGTTGACAGGCTTAGTGCGACGCTGATAGCGTCGCAGGCAGTGGCAGACCGGAAGGTCTGCCGGGTGCGTCTCGGCTCTGCCGAGTACGCCCTGGGCTCATACCCACCTAGGCCGCGCGGCACCCTTGACAGGGTGCACGCTGGACAAGCCCGCTAAGCGGGAGACCTTGCCAGCATCGCATGCAAGTGCTAGGTTTTACCCAGCGCCTCGCTAGCCGCAAGGCTAGCGGCACGCCGTTTGATTCCTGAATAGCTGTTCCGTGACCGACGACAGGCGGGCGCTCTTAAGTGGGCAATCCCTGTTAGGTGTGCGTTTAGCACATAGGGAACGTGGGGTAAAGCGTGTAAGTAGCGAGAGGACTCTGTCCTCTCCGGCGTGCCACAATCCTACCGAAACGGACCGCTTGACAGGATGACTAAGGTGTGAAAGGCTCTAAGCGAATCGAGGTACTTCACTCGATTCACTGATTAGGGCTGGCTTAGATAGCAGCCTGTACCGCAGGCCAGAAAATGGCCTGGTTCTACCGCTTGACCGGAATCGCCCGGCTTGACAGCCGGAAGATTCCAGTGGTACGGTTAGACCGCAAGGCAGCACGGCGCGAGGCTTCACAGCCTCGCTGCAAGGAGGCAAGACCTGATATAAAGCCAGAGCTCTACCGTGAGGTACAGCCGAAGGTGACCAGACGACAATTGGATACCGCGAGATGTGTACCGGCGTAAGCCGGTGAACCGAGCATGACCTAGCGCACCCCGAATAGGACTGCCACTTAGTTGTGGCTGGATAGGGGAGCGGACGTGGTCCGCTCGGGAGGCGACGCACATCGCACCGCAAATGGTGATTCGGGAAACGAGCTAGGACGTGGTAAGACCCACTATCCTCCGGCGTCCGATGCGCGATTATTCAAGGACTCAGCACACACTTATCACGTTGCCCACGCAACGTGAGGCAGTATCAAGATAACCGGTTCCCCGAAAACTCGTGGTCCAACGAGGTTGATCAATAATCCTCCCAGACTACTCCGGACTTGATATGGATAAAGCCTCTCGGAGTCCAAGCAACAATGATAGAGTATGAGTGTGGCCTATGGTGGGCACGCTAGAGAACGGTTCTAGTAGCCTGCGTAAGGATTCAGCTCATACGATGCCTAGCCGAGAAACCGGCAGGGGAACGGACCGAATCCGTTCCGAGCCTGCAAGGTCTACACGGTCAGAAGGGTCACACCGAGACGTGGGCTAGGCATTCTGTTCTTCTTCCTCTACCCGCTGAGATGCGGGTTGGTTGGCCAGAGAGCAATCTCTGGCCTTCCATCCATTATCTCGACCAGAGGAGAGAACGATGGAAGGCTTCACGCTCTGCCCGGCAGAGCTTGACCCAGAGGGTATGCGCGGTCGGCACGTCGACTACGCACAGCCGGTTGACGCCCCTCCGAGGACCATGTACGCTCCGGCGTACATCGAACCCCTGATGGGAGGCAAGCACCGTGCCATCTGAACCAGTCGTGATTCCGGCGAGCACCTTCGGTGCTCCGACGTACACCACGGACGGGCCGGACAAGGTCCGTAGCAAGACGCGCAAGGTCGGCAAGCACCCGATGAGCGCAGCGCGTAAGCGCTGGCTCGACTCGGGCAAGTCGCAAAAGAACTTGACCGCCGTGGAGGAGATGACGACTGGCTCTGCCAGTCTGACTCGTCACGTCAAGGTCAACCGAAGTGGTGGTACTCGCTACTCTGCTGGGAAGCCCGGCAAGGTAGTCATCACTAGCATTCCGCAGCTCTGATGGGCTGGGTATTGGTAGGGTGCCTTCTGGCACCACTGATCAACCCATGGCTATGGTCAGTAAGTGAAGAATCGTGGAGGTCTTGATCTGGATCGTGTGTATCATCGGCCTGATCGCCGTCGGTACATCAAGTCCCTGATGTGATTCGTTGGAACAGGCCACGCCTGTCCCTTCGTGTCCTATCAGGACTACAGAGGAGGAGCAATGGCTAAGAAACTCAAGGTTCGTGGTGGTTGGTGGCAGTTCACCAAACCACTATCAGACCTGCAAGCCTTCGAAACCCACGGAAGCCTCAAGGGCTTCCCAGTGAAGTACTCTACGGAGTTCACTCTCGGGAGGCTTCCCGTTCGCTACCGCAATCACGTCCTGGACTTCGGGACGGACTACGTGGTGATGTCGTGGAACACGCCGATAGCGTGGCACAGCAAGCTCAACGGCTGGGACATGCCCAACGAGACGTACTCGGTCTCTACCAGCAGGCAGCAAGGCCGTATCCGTACGGCCTTGAGCGAGATGGGAGCGTTGTAATGGACCCGAAAGCAGCCCTTGACGGGCTATTCATGGCGGTCAACTCTCAGGACTGGGATATGGCCCGTGAGGCCATAGACGCCCTGGAGGGCTGGCAAAAGAATGGTGGGTTCATGCCCACCATTCATAGCGTGGATGCGGACATTCCCTGAGTGCACTTCTGGACGTCATCTGGGATGATTCCAAGAGCTACTTCAGGCTCTGATGAGCTTGAGTGGTGCATTTGAATATGGACAGGGAGTCGCTACCCAGTCTAATCAAGTGTGCCGCTCTGGTCTACTCAGACCAGAAGGAAACTACAGAGGGAGAACAATCATGGCTGTTTCGATCAAGGACGTCATGGACTTTTTCGGCAAGGGCGATGCTGGCCTCAAGGGCTTCCAGCAGGAATGGACGTCGCTGACCGACGATGACAAGGCCCAGATCAAGCAGGGTCTGGACGACAAGTCCTTGACCTACTGACTTTCTTGGTGCACGGCAAATGCCGTGCACCTTGATGGACTAGTAGGTCCAGTTTCACTGCAAGAGGGAGAACAGTAATGATTCACATCACTGTGGAGAGCTACCTCGCAGCTCAGGCTGCGGCAGTCGAGGAGAAGGGTGCTGATTACGTGTACCCTTTTTCACTCCGCGATGAGCACGGTTCGTGCCAGTACATCGTGAATGGCGTGCCAACGTGTATCGCTGGTGCCACCCTGTCCAAGCTGGGCGTGCGGAACGCCGATCTGGCGTTGATCGAGCAGAACCCCATCGGAACGGGTCTTGCCATCCTGAAGGATCGTGGAGTCCTGACGTTCGCTGACGACGTCGGCGCTGTGGCTTGCGAGGCACAGGTTGTCCAGGACAAAGACACCCGGATCCCTCTTTACGCGGGATTCGACGCCTCTTGGGGTGCGGCTCACGCCGCGTCCCTCATCGAGGCAGGGCGCCTCGAAGCTCTCTGATGCATTCGTTGGAGCGCCTTGGGTAGAAAATACCCAAGGCGCTCTTTCGTGTGTGGCAGACGCTGCACTACACAAGAGGGAGAACACCATGTTCGTTGTGGCAACCACCGTCCTTAATGACGGTGTTTACAACACCGTGAACTCGTCGCCGTTCGCGACGACGTACGACGCTTGGGACGCCCTTCTGGACGCCCTGGACGCCACTACGTCCACCTGGACCGACGAGGACGCTTTGCAGTCCTACGGTGCCGCCGTAAGGGCGGCAGTGAAAGCAGAGCAGGGCATGCCCGGCTTCGTCGCGTTGACCGCTCCTGGTGGTCAGCTGATCGTCCTCGGTGTGATCGAAACTGGCAGAGCATGAGCTCCGAGGACGTCTTAGTTGTCGCTGTCGCGGCAATTGCAGGCGTTGGTGGAGGAGCGTGCGGTACGTTCATCACGATTTGGGGCCTTAACAAGGCTCTGGATTCCTGGTGGGGAAAAGACACCAGAGCGTAGCCCTAGTCGCTCATCGGATGAGTAGCCAGACCCTGCGGTCTGTCTACTCGTCCTCTTGTCCGACTAGGACAATCAGTACCTGAAGAGGGAGAACATCATGTCAATCGAAACCGTGTTCGATCAGAACTCGCACACCCACTTGATGAGCGTGAAGGTGCGCCGTTGGTATGCCAACGCCGTCGTTACCGAAGCGTCGCGAATGGGTATCGTCGTCGTCCTTCCCACGAAGGACGGACTTTTCTCCACCGAGATTCCACTGATCGGTGAGTGCGAAACCCTGGCGCTTTTCATCTTGTGCGCCCAAGAAGCTGGGATGCGCATCAAGTTCACCCTGCTCGACCAGAACTGATGGACGCGTACGTCGCTCTTGTTTCTAAGGGCAATCCGACGCTCCTTCCCATGTTGATGGGCCTTGACCTTGAGGTCATAGGCCCGGACTACAAGAATGGGTGGACGTTGAGCGGTAGCGATGCTACCGTTCTGGCAGCGATCGAAGCCTTGCGAGCTTTCGAGCTTGTGAGGTTCGTAATAATTCTCTGACGCGCTGCGTGAGTGTCAAGCCTATGGCTTGACGCTGGCGCTGTACGCCAGATCGGTGTACTACCCAAAGAGGGAGAACAGCAAAATGACCAACATCCTGGCTCGTATCCGTCGCACGGTTGTCACCGAAGAGACCTACGAGGACCTCACCCCGGCGTCCCAGACGCCGGACACCGGCTTCGCCTACGGCTACGCCGCTTCGGAGTACGAGCCCTTCGTCGGCGTCTGGGACTTCGAAGACGACGACCAGTTCGACGACGTCAACACCGAAGCTCCCGTTACCGGCCTGCCGCTTACCGTCGTCCTGACGGTCGACGGCCACCCGGGTGGAACATTCACCTACTCCTCCGTCGAGGAGTTCGCCCAGCGGATCCTCGACACCAATGACATCTACTCGTCTGCGGACGAGATCGTCCTGAACATCAAGAAGCGCTAGACCGCTTTCCTGGTGCGTATCCTCGGATGGATGCGCACTGGGATGGCGGCCTTGCTGTCAATCACAGAGGAGGAACAGTGATCTACATTGTCCAGAAGCAAGAGGACATTGATAATGGTGGGGTGCAGACCGATTCCGTCTTCGCCGATGAGATAAAGGCAGAGCGCTACACCGATGACAAAAACGCCACCGATCGAGAGTTCGTTTATTACATCGAACCCTTCGATGTGTGGTGATCCTGTAGTTCGCTTCTTTGGTGCAGCGCTTGACAGCGCTGCCCTGAGGTGGCAATCTAGAGATTGTCAAACCGATTCATCAAGAGGGAGAACAACGAAATGACGAAAGCACAGGACAAGGCACACGAGGCAGACGTCCGCAAGCTTGCGGACCTCATGTTGAAGCAGGCGAACGAGCGTGGACTCCACGACGGGTTCCGCAAGATGGTCGATGAACTGAACGCCGGTCTGACCGTGAAGCTCCCCGAGCTTCAGACTCAGTCGGAGTTCCAGGCCAGCATCAGCCTCAACCTCCACCCCACGGACGGCGGCGTCTACCGCAGCCGGAACGACATCACGCGAGTTGCGCGAGTCGAGTGGGACAAGGGACCGGAAGCGTTCGTCGCGTGGCTGGGCTCTATGAGCCCAGAGTACGCTTACCCGGAGTTCGATAGCTACAACTTCTCGGTTCGTAGCTCGACCCTCGAATGGGCCGAGGTTTCGGCTGCTGAGGCAGAGACCGAGGTGGCCAAGTGACCTACCCCAACAAGATCGACGACCCCAAGCCGGAACACGTCGCCGACTTGAAGCTGATCTCGGAAGCTCTGTGGCGTGCGAAGGACGCCTTCAACTGGTGCGGCGAGTTCGAAAGCCACATGTCACGATGGAGCCAGCAGCTCCGGGTGGACCTGCC